GCCTGTCCAATGTGCATAAAAAAATCCGGAAAAGGGTGAGCATTTCCGGATTCTTACACAGCCACTGGATCGATCAACCGATCCTTAACTGATCGGCATTAGAACCCACCGGCTCCCGTTTTTGTTTAACCCAGAGACTGGATTACATGTTCGCGATAATCGCGTCGCCAAACTCTGAACATTTCAGCAGCTTAGCGCCTTCCATCAGACGTTCAAAGTCATAGGTCACGGTCTTAGCGGCGATTGCGCCTTCGGTGCCTTTAACGATCAGGTCTGCCGCTTCGAACCACTGCAGGTGGCGCAGCAGTACATAACCACTAAATCAGTAACCGATTGAATAAATTAGTTTTATCATCTTTTCACTTAATAATGCATACCCTAACTCATCAAAATTAACTTACTGATTATCCAAAATATCTTGTTTGTTTTGGGGAAAGGTTTATCGTTGATGAATATTGAACTAGAGATAAAGTTTCCCGAGGAATACGAATTGGAGGTTTTATTTTGAAAGCAAATGCAAACACTATCGCCGATTATCTCCACGCAACGCTCGAGAATGCTCAAGATCACATCGCCGCCCCTCCCCAATTGATGTATATGGTTTACCATATGGATGAAATATTCCAGAAAGAGATCCTGGCCAAGGGATTAGAAATGCACCCAACTGCTGGTTTTCTTGCTTTAAACTCCTATGTAATGTTGTTAGCCGCGGTACGACAAGCATTATCTGGCCATATAGTCCCTGTTTTCCCTATATTACGCACAGCGCTTGAATCTTCTTGTTACGCTTACCTAATAGCTACTGATAATAGTAAGGCTCTGATTTGGTTGAATAGGCATAAGTCTCAATCAGAGTTAGATAAATGCCGTAAGACTTTTACTGTAAACAAGACAGTGAATGGATTAAAAGAGATCTCCTCCGAGATGGCTGAATATGTTAAGGCACACTATGATGCCTGTATCGATTTCGGTGCCCACCCAAACGAGAAATCCATATTTAACCATTTAACAAAAATTGATTCTCCCAATGATAGATTCGATGCATGGGAACTTACTGGTGTTTATGGCCCCAATAGTTGGTATGTAAACTACACCTTACTTGCTTGCGTTGAGGTAGGGCAGGCAATTGCATTTCTTATCGCTGCATCTTCCGAGAACCATCCTTTGATCAATGAACGACAAGCTGTTTTTCAAAATTGGATGGATGAAAAAAACAGAATGGCTGAAGAAATAAATGGCGAACCCATTGACTACACTGGCCCTATGTACTCATCGGTTATGCCACCAACCTCCCAAGATCAATAGTTTTAAGATTTTAGTAAAGTGTTTCAACTATATCTTTGTCAACATGCCCCCCTAATTTTACCTGCTATTATGGGGGCCGGAGGCTCAAACCCTCTCGTGCCGACCAAAAATCCCTGAGAAACCAGCCTTTTAAGGCTGGTTTTTTGTGCCTGCTTTTTGTGCGGGGAGTTTATGGGGAGAAACCCCATCAATAACAACTTCTCTGGGGTTATTTTCCTCGCTAAGAAATACTCAATTATCTGTCTTCTATACTTACAGTGTGACTACTGGAGGTAACCATGTGCGGACGCTTTGCTCAATCACAAACCCGTGAAGAATACCTAGCTTATTTGGCCGAAGAGACCGAGCGGGATATCGCCTATGACCCCGAGCCGATCGGTCGTTACAACGTCGCACCCGGTACAAAAGTTCTGTTACTGAGCGAACGTAACGAACAGCTACATCTTGATCCAGTACATTGGGGTTACGCCCCCGGATGGTGGGATAAACCAGCGCTCATTAACGCTCGTGTAGAAACCGCGGCAACAAGCAGAATGTTCAAGCCTCTATGGCAACATGGGAGAGCAATTTGTTTTGCAGACGGTTGGTTTGAATGGAAGCGAGAAGGCGACAAGAAACAACCTTACTTCATCCACCGTAAAGACGGAAAGCCCATATTCATGGCGGCGATCGGCAGTGTACCTTTTGAACGCGGGGATGAAGCGGAGGGATTTTTGATAGTGACTGCAGCTGCCGACCAAGGTCTGGTCGATATTCATGACCGCCGGCCGTTAGTGTTAGTGCCGGAAGCAGCGCGCGAATGGATGCGGCAAGATGTAGGTGGGAAAGAGGCGGAGGAAATAATTGCTGATGGTGCTGCGTCAGCGGACCATTTCACCTGGCACCCCGTGTCCCGCGCGGTGGGTAATGTTAAGAATCAGGGGCCAGAACTGATGGAAATGGTCAAGTAATACGTAAAATAAAATATTATGTATTGTTGTAGTTAATATTTAAAAAACAAACAACACTACATCAAACCAAAATATAACCACCGAATTATATTTGTCTCAACCTGCTCCCCCCCTATATAAGTCAAAACATCTTAGCAAATCAATAGATTGTGAGTTAGATAAACAATCGCGAATATAGTTAAACACCTCTTGCACTGCAGAAATTTCCCTAAGGCTCCTCTTAACCATAATTACATAATCTTGATACATCCCAATTCTAAAATATGAATTAGCCGCACAAATTAAGACTACTGCCTCAGTCATTGCTGGAAGATTTAAACGACCGTGCTTAAATTTACTCCTTTCATACTCATTAAAACAGAGATTAAACTCTTTCAATGCACTTGCGTCTACAGCTGCATTGGCAATACTTGTTAATGAAGAATACATATATGCACAACACACATACCAATACATATCATGCTCTAAAAAAGAATATCTTTTTTCTGCAAAATCAAGCCACTCACGCTTGTCCTTATTATGAACGTAATTATACAAAAAATAAAAACTAAGAAGCCCACTTTTGTGCTCTCTTTTAGATTGGTCGTAAATTTCTTCAATTTTACACATTATAGCCTGCAAATCAGTTACACTATTTGAATTTAACATATTAAGGTATTCACTAAACCATCTTGCAATACTCTTAGAGGTAAATGCTTCAGGATTCCACAACCAATGCATTGCAGATATTTCTGCAACCATCATGCCAGAAGTTTCCATTACCCAATTAACAGATTCATTTTCATTACTGTGATTATTTTTGCAAAAAGACTTGATCACATGCCCTAGAAGTCTAAGCAACCCTGAGTAGCTAAAATATGGTTCACCAAAAAGAACAAGACAATCTCCAGTTGATTTGCCAGCATTAGACATCATTTTATCCAGAGGCTTTAGTTCATGAACAAATGATGAGCGTATTTTATATAAATTATCTAAAGCTCTATTAAGAAAGCTACTACGAATCGGGTACTTACCTGTTTCATAAAAATACTCATCCCCTATATTACTAGTAATAAAATTCTTAAATCTTTTTTGTAGTTTAAATTGTTTACCGCCAATAAGAATGCTCTTTATTTTTACCGAGTCTTCATAAGGAATGTTTTCAAATACAAGTTCTAATTCCGCCTTCATTTTTTGATCATAATCATCCCAATGTGATTGATAGTTATCATTTCTCTGAGATAGTGACTCTAAAGCATAAACCAGCATGGAATAAGTTAAATCAAAATTTGTTGATAACGACTCCTTCGAGTCACTTATTATTTTTAGAGCAGCCATTACCGATTTAAATGTTGAGCGCTTAATACTAACAACATCTTGTACAAAACCCAAAAAGCCATTAACGTTCTCAGATGAAATAGTTCTATTAATTTCAACTAAATACGGAGCAATCTCAAGAACAATTTTAGAATGAGTCTTATTGAAATTTGATTGAGCGCATATTTTTTTTACAGATTCTTTTTCCAGCCTAGCCACACAATCAAAGTAAAACTCCCAAATCAATATGAACTGTTGTATATAATCTTGATCCCCGGCTCTGATTACCACTCCAGCCTCAATTTTATCTGGCTTTTCAGTCAGAAGGATGTAATTAACCACATAACAATTAACCCCATCATGACTAACTTGTTTTACTTTAAAAAAAGGCAACTCATTTTCCACAGGGAAAAACACATCAACATTAGAGTAGAAAACAAAAGTTCCTTCATGCTTTTCAATTTTATGAGAATCAAAAAAACCACCGGCTGATATTTGAAACATCCCCTACTCCTAATTGTTTTGAAAACTTACGCCCTTAGAATAACCGATAGTGCAGCATAGAGAAATATTTTTAAATTCACAAAATAAGATATAGATGCATTGGCTTCAATAGGAACAACACATACTGCTTTATCCCCCCCCAGCCGACCTAATTGTGACTGGCTCGCAATGAGGTCTGCTAACTGCATAATCAATATTACCTAACCTCGAGCAAGTCGCTGTATCTTGTGGTGTACCGAGGCGAAAGCATTTCTCGCTTCATCTGCCATGTGGTCTGGATTCCCTGCCCTGCAAAATAAAGAGTCCCCCTTCCGTCTTTCGCATTGAGATGATCGAGTACTTCCATCAGTTTCTCACTGTTCTGCCGCGGTGCGTTGTCATCGAACAGATTTAGCTGCGCCACGCCCTGGCTGTAGAAATCGCCAAGCATGACTCCTGCTTTCTGATATCTATGCCCATCTTTCCAAATTGCATCCAAGCATTTCGTCGCCGCAGCGATTATGTCCCTGCTGTCCTGGGTTGGCGTTAGCAGCTTTACGGATGCGCTATTGCCATAATAAGGCTCGTTCAACGCAAACGGACTCGTTTTAACGAATGCAGAGATAAAACGGCAATACTGATGCTCGCCACGGAGTTTCTCAGCTGCGCGTGATGCGTAGCTGCATATCGCCTGCCTCATCTCATGATATTCCGTGATACGTCCACCAAACGAGCGGCTGCACACGATTTCCTGCTTTACCGGCGCGAACTCCTCAAGCCCAAGGCATGACTCGCCGCGCAGCTCCCGCACTGTTCTTTCCAGCACGACGTTGAAATGCTTCCGGATAAACCTGATATCTGTATCCGCCAGTTGAAGCGCCGTTTTAATGCCCATTGCTTCCAGTTTTTTACGGATGCGGCGCCCGACTCCCCAGACCTCATCCACCGGAAGCAAAGCCATCAACTTCCTCTGCCTTTCAAGATTAGACAGATCCACCACTCCTCCGGTCTGTCGCTGCCACTGTTTCGCCGCATGATTGGCCAGCTTTGCCAGGGTTTTAGTCTGGGCTATGCCAACACCAACCGTGAGGTGCGTCCTGCGCAGAACCGTCTCACGAATTTCCCGGCCGAAGTCGGTAAGGTCGCGACAGTTACGAACTCCTGTCAGATCGCAAAATGCCTCATCAATACTGTAAATTTCGCAGCGCGGAGACAGTTCTTCCAGCGTGGTCATCACACGATTGGACATATCGGCATAGAGCTCATAGTTGCTACTAAACGCGATAATGCCGTGCCGGCGAAACATGTCCTTTTGTTTGAAGTACGGCTCCCCCATTTTGACGAAGGGCTTCGCCTCAGCGGAACGAGCAATCACACACCCGTCGTTATTGGAAAGGACGACTACTGGCCGCCCTTTCAGGTCAGGACGAAACACCGTCTCACACGATGCGTAAAAGGAGTTCACATCGCAAAGCGCAAACATCTTAGCCAGCCGATTTGATGATGTAAGTTACGACGCCGAACACATCGAGAGTATCCTCACTACCGACGACTATCGGCGAATACGCGCTATTCATTGGGTTAAGCTGAACCCGCGGATGCAACTGCAGTTTCTTAACAGTGAATTCCCCGTCCACCGCGGCAATCACAATATCGCCATGGATTGCGGTCCTTGAACTATCCACGACCAGAAGATCCCCCTCCCCGATCCCGGCGTCCTTCATGCTATCGCCGGCAGCTTTGACAAAATACGTCGCGCTGGGGTGGTTAACCAGCAGCTCGTTAAGGTCGATACGCTGCTCAACATAATCCTGGGCGGGACTTGGAAAACCACACTGAACAAAGTCGCTGTACAATGGGATCAGGATAATCTTACGTAACTCAACGGGCGTGTAGAACTGCATGATAGACTCGCTCACATAAACACTGCTTATAAATACAGTAGATTTAACTCAGCGACATATCAATATAGGTTCCGCCAATCAATTTCCGTCATTGGCGTAACGTATTGATGTAATAAGTACGGTAAGTCTTAAAGTGTTTTCAGTGCTTAACTGTTTGATGATTTTGCGAACAGTGCGACGATAAAATTTTGCAGCTATGGCACCGCCTCCATAGCAAATTGCTCATCTGCGGGCTCTTGCATACGGTTACCAGGTAGGGCACTGAAGTGCCTGGTAGCAAAACTTCATTGTTTTGTAAAGCTCAGCAACTATTTTTATGTCGTGGTGTCTTATATGTAATCAATAAAACACAGGCTCTTAAATGACTACTTTACTCGTTGCCGCAACACTCTTTACTGTCTCAGGACTCATGATGTTTGGGCTTTTACAACTGTGGGAAGGCATATCAAATAATCACGAAAAGTTTTGATAGCCATTAGGCTTAAAGCTCATCCCGTTACTGGCAAATATTTATAGATAGTCTTCACCCCTACACCGATCACATCGGCTATCTGTTGGCGTGTAGCTCCGTTCTCCAGCATCCGGCGGCCTCGTTCCACAACTTCTTCGGTCATAACCCGGTGGCGGCCACCGATCCGCCCCTGCTCTCTTGCCGCCGCCAGCCCTGCGCGTGTCCTCTCCACTATCAATTCTCGCTCCATCTCCGCCAGAGCGCTCATGACGTGGAAAAAGAAGCGGCCGGCGGCTGTGCTGGTATCGATCGAATCAGTCAGGCTTCGGAAATTCACCCCGCGCGCCTGCAGCTCCGACACGAGCGTTATCAGGTCGCGTACGCTGCGCCCAAGCCGATCCAGCTTCCAGACCACCAGCACATCGCCAGGCCGCAATCGCCGTAACGCGCGTTTTAGCCCTGGTCTCCGCGCATTCTTCCCACTGGCCGTATCTTCGAAAACCTGTTCACATTCTGCGCGTAATAGCGCGTTTTTCTGTAAATCGAGGTTTTGATCCCCGGTTGATACCCTGGCGTAACCAATCAGCATAATGTAACCCTTTGAAATAGCTGATTGTAAAAAGCTCCATCTCTTCGTACAAACCCTCGTTTGGGCGAACGCCTTTTTTGGAGCAAAAAACATGGCCTTTAACCCGGAGCTGGGGAGCACGTCTCCCGCAGTGCTGCTCGATAATGCCGAGCGCCTGGATAAGCTGGTGAATGGTGATGCGCCGACCGAACCGGACCGCGCTGGCGTTGATCTGGATACCTGGCGCGGAATGATGGCGAAGAATGACCAGATTCGTCAGAACCTTGTGCCATTGAGTAAGCAGTACATGACGCTTGAGGCGGCCCAGGCGGATATCGTCAATATCCCGGAGGGCAGCACCACCTATGTGCGAAGCCAGGATGGTAGCGCTCTGGCAGATGAATATATCAATAATGCCGGTGTGCTCACTGCTACCGGGCGCCGATTGATTTCGAAAGAATATGTTGATGCTCTTGTCGATGCCATTTATGAACGCATAAAACCACTTCAGGCTTCACCCGATGCGCTTTTTGACATCGTTTCACGTAATGGTCTCCGTCCCTTTAAAATCGATGACGATAATGGCGAAATCTCATTAAGTTTAATCGCCCGCTTATTAACCGGGGATTCCGGTCTGAATTTCAGCGGTAATATCCTTGATAATAATGCGCCTGAGGGGTGGTTATTCTTAATTTATGCGAAAAACGGGCTGGTTATCGCAGGGGTGAAAGAAGACGGAACAAAGGTCGGCTGGGGCGGGAGTGACAGCGGTGGCGGGCAGGCTGGCGGCATTACCCCTGGCGACACGGCAGTGGGTTATGACGATATTCGTAACTACACTGGCGACGCTACGGTTCGTGATGTTGTGGGTGAGCGTATTGGCGGCAGGTTCGTCGTTGATTCGTCTGACACGTCATCGCCGGATGATGGCGGCGGTGTTCTGGTCGGTGTTGACGGTCGTCGCTGGGTCCGCCAGTGCGATTTCGTTTCTTACGACATGTTCGGCGCTCCCCGCATACCGGAGGACACCTATCAGTCATATGCTCTGCTTTCCATGCAGGGAAATGAAGCCTCCGCGCAGGCGCTGCTGGCCGACCAGGCGGCAGCTGATCAGGCCATGATAAATTGCCATGCTTTTGCGAATAAGCACGCGATCCCGGTCGTGCAGAATGCTGGCCGCTTTCTCTGGAGCGGCGAGTCTGTGATTGTTCGCACGTCATCATACCTGACAGGCTGTACTGTCGTGACCTGTAACCGAAGTGGTCTGGCAGAAAATCGATGGGGTAAAGTGGACGGTGTTAACGATGGCGCGCCGGACCCGGTTTACATGTACCGCATCCAGGGGAAAAACCGCATTGACTTTACGACTTCGGAACTGAACGAGCTTAACACCACCTACGCGTCTTATCTCCGGCGGGGCAGTATGCGTCTTCCCATGCCTAAGTTGTATCAGTATCGCGGGGGATATTTCGGGTATATATCTTCCGCAGTGGAACTGTACCGCAGTGGCGGACGCGGCAATCCCCGTCAGCACGTTCATTTTCGGGATTTTACCCGGATCGGAAGGAACGGGGCGATAACTGACGTATTTGTGAAAAATACGCCAGCAGGTACCGTGTCAGAGGCGTGGATCCAGCCAAAAGAAAGCGCCTGGCTTAACTTTTACCCGCCAACATTCTTCGAGGCTGGTGCTGACCGCCGGTTCGTTAATATGCAGATTGAACGGTCGCAGGTGAACATTTGCGATTTGGTGATGGAGAACTGGGCGACAGGCAATATTGAGTCACGGGTGGCCATCAGCTCTTATGGAGTCTGCGATCTCCGCCTGCGCAACGCTACGGCAGAATGTATGCCAAACGCGAATAACGGGGCCTACGTCATCTGTTTTCGAAACAGTATTGAAGTTCATGTTGATGCCTATTACGGGCTGCATGGCTGGGGATTCCAGGGCCATCACGGTGTGAAACGCCTCTTTATCGATCGCAGCGTCATGAACCGTTTCGATTTTCACTCGTTTGGTTATGACGTCTTTATCGACAATACCCGCTTCAAGGGGAAGCAGGTGAATCTCCAGGGCGGCGGGGCATTCTCAATGCGCAACATTGAATTTGACGTTGTCCCTTCTTCAACAGCACAGAGCGGTACGATGGAGGATCGCCTTAACTACTTCGTCAACATGCGTGAAGATTATGCCGGTGACTGCGAGTGTAACCTTTCCATTGATGGGCTCGTGGTCAGATTCGATCGCACGGTAAGTTGGGGAGGGAATAACACCTTTACGTTCGATGTTGTCCGCATGAATGCCGGAACGGCTTTCGACTACGGAATTGACACAAAAGACCCGCATACGGTTATTGGCAGGAACATCGTTTTCGATCTGGACGGGATGTCGGCGATATTGCCGGATAATTTCGCCTTCTCATTCTGCCGGCCACTTAAAAATCTCTACACCCCGGCCGATCGCACGTACCTCCCGGGCCTGATCAAAGTTGAGAACATGACAGCGATTCATGTGCCGGACGATAAAAACGCGGTGATGGCGGTCTTCCGCTGCGGGGATGATATGGCGCAAAACCCGTTTGGCAGTCGGGTGAAGCTTCGCCCGAATGGTACCAACGCTGACATCATCGCTGTGGATGTTGTCAGCGTCATCAATAATCCGGTTGTGGCTCAGAACGCCAGCCCGACAGTCTATATGCCGGGTGAGGCATCGGCATGGGATACGGTTGTGGACGGCTCGACATACCGGACCAGTGAATATTCATGGCGACCTAAAGTCACTCTGCGTAACTGCTATCCATCAATCATTAATGCGACGGGTGTAAAAGCGGAATTTGACATTCACGGGGGATTACTCGCCCGCTACAGCATCGGCAATACGGGAAACCGCTGTCGCGTGACAGGGGCTGATATTCAGCTTATTCCGGACTCCACCGGCACGCTCTATTTTGATGCCTCGAATGTCAGAGCAACAGGCTGTGACTGGTTTGACCCGATGAACGGAGCGACATACAGCGGCATACTTAACGGCACCGGTAACGAGAACCGGGGCACCCCTGCGCACTCACCCAATATTTAAGGATAACTCATGTCCGGAACTCGTATTTTTTGCAATCAGATTTTCTCCGTCACTGACTGGAATCACGACTATGTAACCGTGCCTTCTGTACTGGAAAGCCAGTCGCCGCTGCCCGCGCTTGCCTGCTTTGATTTACTCAATCCTCTGGATAACAGTGGACATGGTTATACGGTGAGCCCGGGGGGCGGGCAGGTGCGTGACTGGGGACTTCATTATGAAGATGGCTCGCTTCCGTCAAAAACGGATTTTTCAAAATCAGGTCAGGGCGCAGTGTCTTTTGTCACCGCGTTTAAATTATCTGCGCTGAGCCGCTACACACATATCATCAGCAATCGTGTTGCAGGTGGCGGATTTAACCTTTACTTCAACAACGGTCTCTACATGTCCGTAACTTACCCATCCGGGAATACCGTTATAGTGAGTGATGGTACTGTCAGCAAGCCCGAAGTGAACACGTGGTACGTAGCATCAGGGATATTCGATCCGGCAAACAATAATGTAAGGGTCCAGTTCAGTGACCTGGGCGTGCGGCTTGGAAGCATCGGAACGGATTTCCCTACGAACGCCTCACTGTTAGCGCCATTAGTTATAGGGGGCGATACAACAGGCAGTACAACCTCTTCGATGCTGGGTGATATCGCATTTGTTGCCCTGTATGACGGCGCATTTACCCAGGCCCAGCGCGAAGCTATGGTTGTTGTAGGTCAGGATGTTTTACGGGAGCGCGGGCTTATCTGAGCTGGTTCATGAAGAATCCCTTGCGGCTGTCAATTATCATGACAGCCGCAAGTTACAGTTAAACTTCTGACCAGCATTGCCCGCTATACGCTGGTATAACAAAAGTAATCGAACTGCCGGTTCTTGACGTTAATGCATCTCCGGCATGCGAGAGGTCATAGTGTCGTCCCACCAGAGTTTTGGCTACGCCAAGTGATATCGTGACTGCGGCCACGCCACTGTTACGGTTAACCAGGAAGAGCTTCAGTTTTCCTCCAGCCCTGAATACCGCAACACCAATTCCCGCTGTCGATATCGTCGGTTGACCACCCACACGAATTGCGCCCACAGGCAGATTATCCCCGGTGAGCCGGTACGCGTTGTAGTTCCAGGCATTTTCCCCGAAGTTACCATACCCCAGCATGTCTTCATTCCCTTCCTGACCTGGTTCTATTCCATATTCCTGTTGCAGGTTACATTTCATAATCGCGTAACCGTCCGTATTAGACGTATAACTGCTGCTTTCCCCCAGTTGTTTGCAGATGTGAATAATTGGCATAACCACTTCCGCACCGCCAAAAGTCAGATTATGCATATCACGTAGCATGTTGTTGGCGCACCTCCATGCTTCGCTACTATTCTCAGGGTGCATATACTCAGTTTCATTCACAAAAACATTGGTCTTTGTACCCTTCAGCGTCAGAGATGTGGAAGATTTCAGCCAGTCAGCATCCGTGGCAATGGCGGTGATATTGTGATGACTGTACCCCCAGATGGTTTCAGGGTGAGCCTCGATATATGTCTGCCCGATATGCCAGTCATTATCTGACGCTACGTGTAATAGCGGTCTATTTGCCTGTCCATCCCACTCCGACAAAATAGAGCTGGCTGCTATTTTCGGTTGCAGTGCTGCCAGCACGTCGCTGTATACGCGGTCAGTGTATTTACACACACCATACAACTCATGCCCATACTGAGGCTCATTCTGCAGCCCATACATGCGCACCGGGCCAATATTTTGATGCAGGTATTCGAAGTCATTCAGCATGGCATCTGACAGCGCTTCGATTTGTGCTGCGTATTGTGTCGGATCGCTGCCCTTGATACTGTCCAGCGTTGTACTGCGCGGATATGTTCCGCCAGCCCACGGTTGGTTGTATGATGTAGGGGTCCCGGCATATTTGCCGTTCGTCATCCAGTAGGGTGCAGGACACCAGTACTCCGGTGCCAGACCTCCCCCCGCTTCAACAATATTCGCTATCAGACGTTTCAGCGCGGCATTTTGCCCCGAATAACGTTCACCGATATTTTTAGCCAGTCCTGTCGTCGCATCGATATTACGAAAACCGCGATAGGCAAACCCAAGCGGGAGACGAATATAGTAAATACCGTATCCGTTGCCAGGGAACATCATGCTGCGCAGGCGGCTCTGCTCGGAGAGCGTCAGGGATTGTGGAAATCCCCACAACGCGGTTGTGCTGTCTGTGGCGGGCTCAGTGCCGCCGATGAATGAATCTGGCTGAATCTCAATGTATCCCCCGCGATAAGTTTGCCCGCGTTCACTCAGAGAAAGAGCAATATCTGCAGTGATAGTTGCATCAGATACTGGCGGTTCAAGTGATGATGAACTTGACGCGCTACCGGCGATAGCGATGATATCGTCGTGAGAATACATCCGGCGCTCAGTGGCTGACCACCACACGGAGAAAGCGGACAGACGATTGCGGAAGACATCGTTATAGCGCCTGATTGCATTGGTCAGAACCAACATCTGTTTCGCTGTAAGAGAGGCACCCACCCAGGCAGCGGCGAGCGCGCCGTCGAACATATGGTACCCGGATGACTTTTGAGAACACCCCAGCAGCACATTCGTATTTGTCATGACCGTCGCAGCTTGCATCGTTGACCCCAGCAGGAGGCCCTCACGATATACGGCAAGCTCACCATTGAGACGAGAAACCCCGTATACAGCATTGGCGACAGCGTAATCACCGACAATAAAGGCATTGGCCTGGTTTAACCTGACTCCCATAGGACTGCTCGATGCCGACGAAGGCCGTGGGGCAAGGCTGATCCCCTCCGTCCCGTTAAAGGCCCCCATAATATGGCCGGTCGCCACCATCGTTGACGGCGGAAAGAGCAAAGCTCCAAAGGACGCATCTTCAAGAGCCAGTTTTCCGGCGGCCAGTGAAGGGTTATATCCTGTATCGAGGTAAGTCAATCCCGATCGGGAGAACGTCCAGCCCCCGGACTGACTCCAGGCAGGCGGCGCATCAGTGCTCAGGTTAAAAGCATCCTTAACAATATTCAGCAGTGAATCCGCGTAGCTGGTACTGATTCCCAGCCAGAGCCCGTCAAGCGCCCCCCATACCCCTTCATTTTTCAGCAAATATATCAGCTGATTGATTGCCATCTGCTGAACGGTACCGGGTTTGACCGCCATCCTGGCAACCAGCGCCGTCGTCTCAGCAAGCGTGGTATCCGGGATAATGGAGGGCTCATACACCACGCCAGTGGATTCATCGACAGCCCGTACATCCAGTGAGCTGACAGACAATTTCATTATGTCGCTGTAGGTATCACAGGAAACCAGAGCGTTAGCGAGCAGCGTTGTTTTTCTGTCCACCACATCAGAAGAAATCGCCGTCACATCAGCAGGTTTAATCAGTGAATAAGGCATCTGAACCCAGACGCCTGCAGGCAGCGTTGCAGACCGGAATCCAGATATGTAGCGCTGAACGGCATCGTTCAGCGCAAACATTTCGGTTTCGGTCAGTCCTGAAGCAATAAAAGCAGCGCAAATATTGGCGCTGGCATACCAGCCAGATGCAGCCCTGGCACGTCCAATATTCACCGACGCATTGATTACAGAAAGCGACGGCGCATTGCTTACAGCGACAACTTTACTTCCAGAGTAGAGCGTCGAGGTTACACTACTCAGGCGTGTTGCCGAGAACAGGGTTGTTCCTGTCGGTGAAATTAACCCCGTCAGTAACTCGTTATTATTTATCCGGGCATTCAGGGTGTTCTCAGTCCTGGACATGGTGAGTCCATTCGCACCGTCGTAAGCGCCCATGAAAACGCCCTGGTTAGTCGCACCCGCTACCATCACACCAAACGAAGCGCTGTCTTTCGAATAATGACCACCTGCGGTAGATGGGTTGAAACCTGTATCAAGCCAGCTGTCGCCAAAAAAGGTCCAGCCGGATGACGTATTGAAATTAATGGTGCCATTTTCGGTGAGCGGCAGGGCGCCGTTGACGATATTCAGACGCGCATCAGCCCGACTGGTATTAATGCCGAGCCAGAGGCCGTCGAGCTTTGCCAAAATTCCAGACTGCTTAAGGTCATAATACAGACGGTTAACCGCTGCCTTCTGAATCTCAGTTGGCTGCGTTGTCATTCTCGCCAGCAGGGATGTGGTTTCTTGCTGCAGTGCAACTGCCGTTTTATCCCACGAATAATAATTCCCGGTTGACTGATCGATAGCCAGATTATGCTGATCTGAAGGTAAGGAAGCTCTCAAAACAGATTCGGTGACATACACCGCAACGCCGCCGTTTTCCATGAGCGCGTTTATGGCTTCAGCGTTCTTCGCCATCATTCCGCGCCAGGTATCCAGATCAACGCCAGCGCGGTCTGGTTCGGTCGGCGCATCACCATTCACCAGCTTATCCAGGCGCTCGGCGTTACCGAGCAGCACTGCAGGAGACGTGCTCCCCAGCTCCGGGTTAAAGGCCATGTTTTTTGCTCCAAAAAGAGGCTTCGCCCAAACGAGGGTTTGAGCGAAAAGAGTTAATAAGGGGTTTTTATAGGGTATTACGCGACGTCGCCGGGGTATGTGGCGTCGTCGTAGGCGTAGAAAATTTCTTTATATTCCGGCGCGGTAATCTGACAGTTGCTGTCACCGGAGGGGGCGACCTCCTGGACTATCCCATGCCGGGCACCTTTTTCACTGTCGCAGAACAGCAAACGCGGTAGATCAATATCAGGGTCGTCCATAATCCAGTCTTCCGGGTGCAGATCGTCGTTGTAAGGTATGGTAAGAGTGAAATCATCTATCCGCTGCGGCGTCAGCATCCGTGACGATGGACGACTGTTCTGAAACTGTATCCAGCACCGGGGATTTGTATAGCTCCAGTCCAGAGGCTCGGTGACATGTAACGTTATTTCCTGAAAGTCGTATGTCATTGCGTCAATCAGGCAACTTTGGGTTTTCCCGGTTCGAATATCATCTGACAAAATGATGTGGTCACCAAAATCATGGCACCATCCCAGCATTGCAGTTGTAGCCGTATACGTCCGGCGTTGATGGAGATATTTCATTAACCGGCGCATCCCGATACGCCAGGCACGATCCGCTGTCATGACGACATCGATGGTGTAAGCCTCCGTTTTCCGGGGGAACGGATTTTCAGGCGTCCGGCACTGTACGGTCTCCTCCGCCCAGGTAACGGGATTGATGTATTTCACATCCACGCCATCAAAATCGTCCTCCGAAGGCACCCTGAATGATGTCTGCATATCCTCGACAGTATCCTGGGGGGTGATGATTCCGGTCCAGCTTTTGACCCCTTCACGCCCGACGGAAAGTAAGCCGTCAGACAGCAGAAAATACCCCATGCCTGCTTCAGCAATCTTGTCGAAAATATCCTTTGCGGACGTGCTGTCACTGCTTGCCTGATGGTCAAAATACTCGCCTCGTGGCGTCCAGTAGTTAGCCTCAAGCATGTTAATTGTGGAAATGTCGATCTGGTCGTCGCGATACCCCAGACTGCGGGCCAGATGCAGGAATGCCCCGCTGATTGTCCTGTCACCACCGCCATCATAGTTTCGCGTGGCGACAACACTCACACGTTTGTCTGACTGCGCCGCCAGTTGGCCGCCGGTTTCAACCGTGATCCCTATTGTTGATATCCCTGCGTAGGAGGTCGGACGGGAAAGCAAACGACCTCTGAGCGCCTGCCAGAACATGCTGTCTCTCGCGTTGTTGCTCCCCTGCTCGTTGCGGCGGCGGCATCGAACCTCCACCAGCCCGGGAGAAGACAGATCAAAACGCTCTGTAAAACCGAGGCCATTAACGTTTTTAAGCGCGTACACCCCCTGCTTACTCGTCCACCCTGATCCGGAACCATAAACGCGGTACTGGATTTCGTACTCAACATGGCGGACCCGCTTATTCCCGTTATTCTGGAAACCACAAATTCCGTTCGGAAATGCAAAGTTGATTTCAAAGGCATCGATAACCTCGTTTTGCGGGCAGGCCAGAAATGGACCCAGCCAGGTTTCATTATCGTTAATACCAGATGCGGAAAAATCCACGACGGTACGGGTGAGGAAACCTGCCCAGGTATTATCAACGACACCATTAACCACCCTCTGTACGGTTGCAGACGCACCGTCAGTCGATGCTATCTGGTATTCGTTGCCACGGTGAGCCAGGGAAATCCGCTGCGTGCCGTCCGGCAGGCCAGAAAATGCGGTACCGGAATCGTATGCCAGCCTGACACTGGCTGAGACCGCCGGGCTTCCACCACTGGATGCTGTACCGGCAGTAAACACAGGGCTGTCGCCAAAAACTGACGCGGGCAGGAATGATGACGTAATGGAACCGCCACGCCACGGGCTGGAGATTTCCACGATACGAATCACGCCGCCGTCATCCTGAGCAATCAATCCTGATCCGGTCAGCCCGCCGTTAATCGCCGCCAGCAAACCGGACATTGTGCCGTAGTCAGCAACCAGGGACAGGGTATAGGTGACGCCCTGCCAGGTCAGAGCAAACGTCTGGCTGGTTGTCGTAAAATCATACGTGGATGGCGACGCACTGGCGCGCAATGCTGCAGTCGATCCACCCGTTCCCGGAACGGCGTCCTGGTGGGGGGTATACGTGGCAATCTGCAGATCGTAATCGGTACCGCTAAATGTCAGCGTTACAGGCATACCATTATATGGCGCCACTTCTGCCACGGCGTCACCTGTCAGAACGTTAAAACCATCCTCAATCGATACCTGATAATTCACCGGCGCTTTCAGAGTGACAATTGCACCCTCAATCCAGCCAGGAGGCAGTTTGTTCTCATCTTCATCATCATCGTTGTCATCATCGACATCGAGACCTGAAAACGAAACAGATGCACCGCTGACGGTCATGGCATCAGCAACGATATCACTGGCTTCAGGGGCAGTCTGAGCCATATCCAGACCTGACCCGCTTGATGTCCCGCCAACTTCTGTACTGTTGAACCAGACCTCGCTGCGACGGTCCCCCGCCACGTTATCGCCAGGGCCATAGCTGGTATATGAAAAGCCATCGCCTAATGGCAGAGCAGGAGTTTCACCTACCCGAAAATCACCGCCGGTGTAAGAGAAACGTCCATACCCGAGGCAGACAAACATTTCGACCGTCATCCGGGTGGGATCATTGGGGTCAAAGCGAGTGACCGGCTGCACCAGGTAATCCGGATAAATTCTGTTTCTTCCGAATACCTCTCGGACAGGATCGCCAAGCTTGGCTGTATTCGCTTTTGCCGGGTTCAGGTCCAGTGATGCTGAATTGCCTGACGAAAACCCGCCCAGCTCTGGTTTCGGGGCGAAAAACAGCGCATAGGCCGTAGAGGCAATAGATACGGCAACCGATACCCACACGGCGATTTCCAGGCCGGTTCCATACGGGATCGGATAAATCCGCACATCGCTGTCTGGCCGCAGCAAACATAGTGGCCATTCCGCAGGTAGAACAGCCCGGCCGTCCAGTTCGACAGCAACAGGATGCTTTCTGTCCTGCGAATAGCTCGGGACATTTCTGCTCATCCACTCATGCAGGGTCATCGCGCCATGTTCGTGCGTCTCCAGAGGTTCACCCGGCAACCGGGACGGAAAAAACTTTATCGTCATTGCCAGAACTCCACGCGGTTAAATCTTCGTATGAATCGCGCCAGTGGCAGAAACGTAACCCCCGAGCCTGGATTACATTCCGCGACCTGCAGCTGGTTATCGAGCATCACAATGATCCCGACATGGGAAACTGTTGAGCCCGAATAGCAAGCCACTCCGGCACCTTCACAGGGGTCACAACGCTTCAGCGAAAGCATCAGTTTTCTCGCTTCCCGGTCGAGGCCCCCGCCGTCTTTGGTCACACCTGCAAAATCGGGCCAATCAGGTAGCCCCAGGTCTCGACGTATCTCATTTACAATGCCGAAGCAGTCGAGCTGCGGAAATACGCGCCCGCCCTTCAGCCAGGTGACTGAACGGTATTTATCAGGGTTAAACATATTTGCCTCAGGTTAGTAGCGTAAGCCCGGATGCTCGGCGAGGTTGTAACGTTTACGGGGCCAGGCTGTTTTGAGGATATTCATATAGCCTGCCGTGACCTGTACTGCTGTCGGGGTCCAGGAGCCGGATTTGATATCGAGCGTATACGGTGATGATGCCGGAGCAGACAGATCGGATGAAATGTACCGCCGGAATGTCAGCGTGGCTGATTTCATTTCATCCAGGATTTTATCGATCGCCTCAGAAACCCTTCCGTCAATATTGCTGATAGCAAACTTTAAATCCTGTGTCCCGTCGGCGTTCCTTGCTGGTAATGCGATATCTATCGCGCTGGCTTCAAACGTCGCCGGCTGACCATTTTCCAGCGTCACTGAGACGTCATCCCAGCCACTGGTTAGCCAGTAGTTATCATCGCCTGCCGATATCTGCAACGTATCGTGAATAACCTCCGATCCGCTGCTGGCATATAGTCGCTCAAGAATTGTCATGCTTCGGCCACTCTCTGTTTAGCGCAATATCCAGTAACGACTGGCCCGCCAGCCATTCCGGGTAATTTCCCCAGCCTGAAGGCGGTAACGGGCGCTCCCATAATTCCAGCGTTGCGCTGTACTGCCAGTATTTTGGCGCGACCAGCGTCGGCCCTTCGTAAATATCCACGAACCTGGCTTTATAGGGCTTTACCCCGATTGGAGTCTGGAGTTTCAGATAGAACCAGGACTGGCCATCTTTAAGCGCATCCCTGAAAAACGCCTCAAACACCTGCGCCAGAGCATCAGTTTTAAAAATCCATTTTACCGATGCCTGGGTGGGTGTTGAGGTATATCGCCTTCGTTGTTGAGCGCGACCGGACGTCATCTCCGTTCGCAGTAAAGGTGATATGGGCTTAAACCCGTACCCGTCCATAAGCGGCATGGGCAGGTATTCATCCGGGTAGAAAATATCTGCCATGAATATTCCCTCCGGGCAGGTTATCGTGGTTTTTTGGGCTGAAGGTTGGAGTAAAGTGCTCTACCGAAGGCATTTTGAGGATTGTTTACGTCGCTCGTCAGTTCAGATTTTATCTGTTTAGCCAGGCGGCGGCCGTGGACATCCAATGTCTGCATCATTACATCATCCGGTTTACCAGTGAGGTGGTAATTGACGTTGATGTCACCAGTTGAAAGAAGTTGTCTTTCCTGCTGCTGCCTCGCAGCGTTCTGTACCGCCGGCGATTCCCGCCCTACAGCTTTAACCCCCAGCGAACCATCAGCGCCACGGGTCAGCGGCATAATTGCTTCCGGACCAGCTTCACCAAACACGCCCGCACCTTTCGCAAAGGCAAAATACTGCGGAGTGCTGTATACACCGCCGCTGTATGCGGAAAGTGAAGGTGAATCGTAGACACCACCCAGAGCATTAAACGAAAGATTAGCACCAGCGCTCTGAATGGCCGTCCCGGTGCTGCCACCTCCCCCACCTCCGCCAAGAAGACTCCCGAACATTCCACCAGCCCCACCGCCGAACGACGCCATAATCGCTTTGGTGATTAGCGCCTGTGTTGCCATCTGTATCAACGTCTTAATCACCGTTTCACCCAGAGAGCTGAAAATGTTCGACATCCCATCTTTGAACGAAGTCGCACCAGTCAGGACGCTGGTCAGGTTGTTGGAGATAGAGTTAGTGGTGGCATCCAGAATTTCGCTGGTTGCGGTGGCAGCCATTGAACTGAGGTCAGCAGCCTGATCGGCGTAGTTCATCAGTGAATCGCTGATCCCCGCCCGCCAGTCTGACTGCTGTTCATCGGTTTTCTTGTAGTAGTCCTCCTGAATCTGGAGCCGTTCAGTAAGCGCCGCCTGAAGCGCTTCCGTTTGCTGTTTGTACAGGTCCTCAGAAATCTGACCTTTGCTGAAATCCCGCTGCAGGTCGCGCTGCTGTTTGAGAAAATCAGTACGAATATCTGCCATTTCCTTCATGCGGTCGCGGGCCTTATCCCCCATCCCGGCGCCAAGAAAATCAATATTTCCCCGGTCACGAGCAGCAGCGTTGCTGTCAGCCAGCCCCTCACGGAACGTTTTTAACTGTTCAGCAATGTTTTTCTGATCGATAAGCGCTGCATTTTGCAGAATTATTTCTTTTTTGGCTTGTTCAAGAGAAGCTAATTCACCCTGCGTCACCTGGTATTTGACTTTAGCCAGTTCGGTATTCTGGCTTCCCAAAGCGATTTGTTCTTCCTGCTGTTTAATAAGACGCTTGTAAACATCTTCTGTCTTCTCGGCGGCTTTTAATTCTTCGCTTTTTGGCGCTTTCCGGGTGGGTTTATTTGCCTCGTTATTTTTCCATTCTTTAATGCCATTATTAATTATCTCTTGTCTTCCGGTCTGGAATTGAGGTTCATCCTTCAGCCCCAAATCATCTGCAACATAGCCAAGTCTGGTGCGCTCCTTGTCTTCGCCTTTACGTGTAGAGAGATCTAAATCCCGGCGGCTTTTTTCCAGTGCGGCTGTTTGTTGAGATGTTAAATCAGCCTGAGGCATTCGCATTGGCACGTTAACCAAGCCCTGCCGTTCCATTAAAAGCTGGTTTCCCAATCCAAGTAAACGGTTAACTTCGGAATACTTACCAGTCATCATTACAAGGTTCTGGTATTCAGCATTTTGACGCCAGGCGCGATCTTTAATAAGATCGTTTCTTCTTCTTTCTTGTTCCTCCTGCGCCTTTAGTATATCGCTTGCCTTTTCTCGCATCTGACGAAGCTTGTCTTCTTCTACGACAATCTGTTCGGTAAGAATTGCGATAGCCTTTGTAATATTCAAATCATTTTCTTGAGTAATGCCTGGCTTGTTTCTACTTTCATTTAAATCCTTTATTTGTCCGTTAAGACTTTTAACGCTCCGTTCTTGTTCTTCGATTAGGCGCTTTTGTTCCTGCATCGCCTCAACCGATAATCTGCGATTACTATCGACCTCAGGTAGGGTCATTGAGGAGGTTTTTTCTCTGATTTGATCTATTTGGCTGGCATACTCCTGAGCTGATTTTCTTGCTTGTTCCTGGCTTTGATACATAGCGTACCATGCGCCAGCACCCAGCATTACTAACCCGGGTATACCACCGACCAGCCCAAGAGCCCCGCTCATCAACCGGGTGCCGACAGAGGTAACGCTGTTAAGGTTATTTTGAGCAGAAACCCTACCTGAAATATTACGGCTAAGCGCCGCTTGAGCTGTGGCAAGTTTTCTTTCTGCAATAGCCTGTGCATCGGCATTTTTTGCTGCCACAAGTCCGGCCTGAGCCCGCTCCAAAGCTGTTCGTGCTCGTACTTTTTCTGTAGCTGTCCCGGTGGCGAGGGCTGTAGTCAATCGACCTTGTGCAGCAGTAACCTTTGCTTCTGCGGCTGCAACCCTCTCCTGTTGTGCGGCCTGAACATCTGCACTTTTAGCACTCTGAAGGGCTTGCTGGGCACGATAAACTGCGGCGCGGGAAGCAGCAACGGAAGATTGCGCGGCTTTTTCCTGGGCTACTGCAAGGGCTACTTCAGATTTTGCGGCTGAAATAAGTGCGCCAGTAGCGCTGCTTGCGCTGGTAACAATCCCGCCAAGATACCGGGCTAATCCGATCCCAACTAGGCCACCTGCGGCGGTGGTAATTAGTGACATATTATCTGCTACGTCACTGAGGGCCCCGCTGACAGCAGAAGATGTAAGAGAATCCAGCGTACCTGCCAGCCCATCAAGACCGCCAGAAAGTGCGTCTGTTGCACCAGTAGCCTGGTTTACCCCTCCAACCCATGCCATAAAGGAGTTAGTGACTTTTTGCATTGAACCGGAAACTGTCGGCGGTAACGAGGAAAACTCCCCCTGTAACACACCTAACTGGCTGATTAATGCTGGTACGACTTTATCAATCGTGAGTTGCCCCTGGTCAGCCATCGCTTTAAGATCTTTTCGGGCAACCCCCATACCAGCAGCCAGGGCACGGATGACACGATCCCCGGCTTCGTTAACCGCGTTAAACTCTTCGCCACGCAAAACACCTTGAGCAAGCGCTTGGCTAAACTGGGTAATAACAGAGCCGGCCTCTTCTGTACTTGCACCAGATAGTTTTAGTCCTGTTGATACCGCTTCGGTGATTTTGAGTACTTCATCTGAGCTGTAGCCAAATTCACGCATTGATGCTGCCGCGCGTGAAAATAAATTAGCGTTATCAGTAAAAGCAGTGCCCGTACTCTGGCTGATCGCCATTAATCGGGTTTGAGATAAAGTAAAATCATTCGTAGACACTGAGGCTTGTTTAAGCCGTGCATTTACTGAGTTCCATTGGTCTGCAATCTGAACCAGTTTTCCTGTTGCAAATGCTGCAGCTGCAATTGTGGCAGCTCGACCCGCTGAAGCAAATCCATCCGTTAACTCGGAAAGAGCTTTTTGGCTTTCCTTCGCAGCAGCAGCAGCCTGACGCCCACCATTCTGCATAGTTTTATAATAGTCTTGCCCCATGCGTGATGCGCGGGCGATCTCAGTCTGGAATGATTGAGAGTTTGCTGAAACCTTAATGATAAGCTCGCGTAAAGTTGCCATTTATATCCTCGCAGATATAAAAAAACCGCCTAAGCGGTTTTCTTTAATTAGCAAGAATGTATCATTTACAAATCTCGCCCCATAGTTTCGAAAATTCAGATCCGCCATCATCAATAATTGTCATGCCATTTTTACTTACATACCTTTTAAACCCGGCGTATGCACCAAAGCTGTTTTTAGCATTTACCTGACCGCACACATACCCTTCACGACCAACGCTCTGATTTTTGAAGGTTGCGGATTCAGGGTCTTTTAATGCAGACTTAACACCAGAGTTGCTTGCTGATATAACATTCATATTGTTGTATCTTTTCTGCCTATCGCTCTCGCTAATTCTCACTAACTCCTCATGATTCTCATACCTCTCCCCCCATAAAGGAACCATTGAGTTAACAAAAAACAAAACAAAGATAGAACCGAATATTATCAAAAGAGAAGCAATCTCTCCGCCAATTTTATCTATATATTTTAAAGGAATCGCCAAAACAGCAATAAGAAATACGATTGATATTGGTTGCCTTAACGCAATAATAAATGCTATAGCAAAAACGACTAAAGATAAAACACCCAATATTTTTTTCATTTTTTATCCCAAAAGGTAGAAAAGTACTCAAATCCTACCATTGGTTAAGAAAGACTTCAGCTATCGTTGTTTAATTCAAGCTGATGCTGCAAACAAAGCGGCCTCTAAGGCTGCAAAAGGATCGCTGTAGTTAGCGATGAAAGCCCACACGGGTGGGCTATTTGCCTTTCTTTTCTGCTCGTTTTCTTCGGCGCTCTTCACGCTGCTCCTCGCGTTGCATATCGTCGAACACCTTCATTATCGCTTTCATCATCATGAAATTGACGAAATGGTGATTAACGCAGCCGTGAATGCGTAACTGCTCGGTGAATTCCTCCGCAGACCGCAGCGCCTCCATCATGTTCTTCTCGCCTTTCATGAACTCAGAGAAGTCGCGCCCCGCTCTGGAGGCGCACTCAACGATTCGGTTGTTCATGGTTATGCCGCCGCATACAGCAGCTTCATCTGCCCTTTGACAGGAAAGGCAGCCATGCAACGGGCCTCAAAGTCCTTCTGGTCAATGCTGTAACTGGCAATGTTTGTGACGGCGATCAGTTGCTGCTCGACCTTCTCCAGCGCATCCGGCTTAAGATGCTGATGAATCTTCTCCTTGCTGTTGCCGGCTGCCTGTTTAGCTGCCTGATAGACATAATCAGGAAGTGCTACACCGTAGACCCAGCGAGCGGTGATCTGACCGAACAACGCCGGACATCCGCCGACATGACCAAAATAAGGAATGCCGGACATTTTCGACAGTGCCTGGTAGAACGGGTCTTTAAACCTTTTTTCCCAGGAACTGGGTTGCTGGCAGACCATGAGGCCGACAATCTGATCTTCAGTGAGCTGAAAATTTTTACTCAGCAGCAAATTTTTAATGTGGCGGTCGCAGGCGCGGGCAAATTTGACTGACAACCAACGGGCGAACTCAACGGCCAACTCTGGGTGCATCCATGTGCCGCCATAACGGCCTTTCTCAATCCTAATTAAAAGGGTAGAAATCTGCCCTTTAGAATTGAATGGTTCAATATCAAGCTCTTGCGCCAACTCGACAACGTAATCCCTTGTTGACTCCAGAATTGTCCAGTTCTTCACTCTCTTCCTGTGATGCTTTGCAGCAACTGTGGCATTAAACCAGCAATCAGAAGCAAAAGGGAATGAATGGTCATCATAATTCATGGGGACAATGTTAGACATATCGGTATTACCTTTTAGTGATGAACCTTGTCTCACAGGAATCCGGCCCACAGAAAGGCACCGACAGCCAGCCGGTATCCTCAAGGCTCATCCTGAAAGGTTCTGTGTGAAGTGCGCGTGAGATGCGCGGTGAAATTTGGGTATAAAAAAGCCCCGCGTTGAAGCGAGGCTGGAGACGATTCAATTTTATTCCGATGCTGCGAGCAAAGCGGCCTCTAATCCGGCAAATGGATCGCCACTGTCGATTACCTCATCCTCTTCTGTGCTCCACTTGAGTTGAGCATCTTCGATGGTGACTTTACCGCCCTGCGCCCCGTACATCGCTGAAACCAGCTGGGCATTGAGAATATCGCCACGGATATCACCGATCGGGCTGATACGGTCGTATTCAGCCCACATTCTGAATTCGCCAACCGTCATGGTTTGTCGCAGTTCGCCCAGCGTGCGTCCCATCCGGAGCGCCAGCGCCATCAGGAACTGCATGCCAGGCATTTTTACTTTGCTTTGGCATCATCCGCATCACGAATGAGATCAAGCGCCTGTTTCAGCAACCGGGAATGGACAGGGCCATAAATTGCTTCAACCTGTTCGGTATCATCGACGGTGAAAACGTACTGCAGGTCGGTATCCAGCAGAATATCAATGAAGAGTGTGACATCTGCCCGCATCGTGCGGAACGCGCGTTCTGAAGGGGTCAGTTCTGGCACCTCTGGCGCTTCCTGCCCTTCCGGTAGTTTTGGTTGTTCCGGGCTGGCAATCCCCTGCCAGCGAATCCAGGCCTCAGCCGATGGTTCACGAATGATAACTTTGGCGTTTTCCCATTCCGGAACGGTGACTTCTTTTTTACGAAAACCCGCCATCGGGGCCAGCGCCAGCGCTTTAAGATTCTGTTTTGACATTAAGTTTATCGCCGGTTTCCCGGCGCTCCATTAACTGATGGTGATGGTGCAGTCAGATGAGGTGATAACGTTCGCCGGAGTGGCAGAGTCAGTGACTACACAGGAGTAAACACCGGCATCACCAGAAACTGCACTGGCCTTATTAAACGTTGCGCTGGTCTGCCCGCTGATGGTTGACGAACCTTTTTTCCATACGTAGGTATATGGAGCTTTACCACCTGTAGCCACCACACTTAAGGAAAGTGGACTCCCGGCAGTAACTGATTCAGTGACTGGCAGATCGCTACTAAATGCAAGGATGCCGGAGGCATCGATATTGCTCAGCTTACCCTTCAGACGAAGGGAGAAAGTCGCAGCAACAACGCTATTTGCCTGTGAATCCCAGGTGTGCTGACGCACCTCAGCACGCATCAGGAACCCATTTCCGGACGGGAAAATAACCTTAAATCCATAAACGCCGTCGTTATCGTATGCTGCACGAAGTGCATCCTGCGCCGGGTTGCGGTAGAAGTTACCGGAGAGAGACATCTCAGACGGTGCCGGGAGTCCGTTGATATTCTCCGTTTCTTCGGAGCAGAGCGTTGTCACGTCAATATCGTTTTTCTGACCAGCGGTAAAGCTGGCCTGTTTAATGGTACAACTCAGGTTGAGCCAGGTCGCTGATGCCAGTTCTTCCGCAGTGACCGGCACTGATGTAATCATTACTACCGTTTTTTGGGCGCGTTCAAATAGTGCTGACATTGCAGCCTCCATAAATGAAAAAACCGCCAGCGGCGGTCAGATTGGATTGGTTCCAGTCAGGCAATGACCGTTATTTCGAGCGTTGCCCGATGCAAGTGGGTTGTAGTGTCGTAGCCGGGGATTTTGGTTACTTCGGTAGGTGAAAGCACTTCCAGCCGGGAAAGGGCCTCAAGCCGCAACGCCCTGGCCTCATCGTTAGTTTCTGCCCACACGTCTACCTGAATGTGCAGCGTCGATTCGGCCTGCCCACAGAAAACATCCCCGGCAACATCAGTCGGTATCGAGAAAATAATGTAAGGAGCGGCCACTGCGGGTAAATCGTCGCTGCCAAGCGGCACCACATACGGATAAACCCGCCCATCTGCCAGCGGCGACAGCAGGGTATAGATATCATCCTCTGTCATTTCGCCAGCACCTCATCGATCGCCTTGTTCATTCTCTCCATCGCTACCTTTGCGGCCTCTTCCTGTCGGGTATCAAAAGCGGGGCGAACAAAAGGATGTGCCGGGGCCGTAGATGTTCCCAGCTCCACGAAGCGCCAGTAGAAAGCATTCCGCTTGTTGCTGGCCTTCATGGTGTTGTCGCTGTTCCCCGTTCGCGGGTTAACGCCACGAATATGGACCCCCGATGCGATTTCCCCACGGCGACGGCTTTTCTGGGTGACGACAACAACGTTTTTCTTCAGTTTTCCGCTTTGCTCAGGAGCCCGATCAATCACTTCCTGCCGGAGGACTTCAGCCCCGGCCCGAGTAGAGTCCCGGAGGACTTTGTTGTTTTCGGCTTTGCTGAGGATTTGCAGGTCTCGGGCGATATCCTCTAAGCCGGAAAAATCCAGATTCACATCAATCATTTTTCGGTCCCCTGTTTGCAGAGAATTTCCAGCCGGGTACCTTTGCTATCTGGCACCGGAGGCCCGGTGACATTCAATGTCACTCCTTTGTAGGGGCCGTTCAGGACAAGAAGTCGCGATGATGCCGAAATATCTTTGCGATATCGAACCCAGACACGAACTGTAGCATCTGCCCTTTCTGCTCCTGCTGTCAGGTTCTCTCGTCCACTGATTCCCTTTACCTCTGCCCAGATAGTGGCGCCGTCAGACCACTCTTCTGTTGGCTGACCACTCGGTGTTCGCGTAGCAATAAAATTTCGGATGGTGATCCGATGCCGCATTGGTCCAATTTTCATCATCCCCTCCGGCTAAACACCCATTTGAATTCGCCAGGGATTCAGCAACCAGCGTGCGGGTCCTGGGATATCAGGACTCAGATCATCCCCGCGGTTTTCATACAACCAGCCCACTATAAGAAGAACCGCGCTCTGAATGGAGGGCGTGATGATAAGCGGACGATCGCCGGCACTTTCATTCTCAACAGCACTATCCAGAGCAGCCTGGTCAGCAAAAAAGCGTCGGTTAAGAAACTGCATAGCAGCATCCTCCGCAGCGGCAAGATACCCCTCCACCATCGTTTTATCGATTTCATCATCCAGCCTGAGATGTTCCATGGCTGTTTCAGTGTTGATTACCGTCATAACCATTACCCTTTGGTTTCGGGGGCGCGGTTCATTTTGTTATCAGGGACTTCACCAACTATCGTCACCAGCCCGTTACCTTTGAGCTCGGCAGCACGTAAGCGAGAGACATGAAAAGGATCATCGGCGGGCGTCCTGAAAATATCGCCATCCATAAAACGCCGGACAGGCTGAACCTGAATAGTCCCGGCCTCAGTGGGTTCTGGCGCCGCATTTTTACCGTCGAATACAGACGGTTCATCCACATTTTTTCTGGCCATCACAATCTCCTCAGAAAGAGAGGGCCGCTAAGCGGCCCTGAATTGTCAGCCGCCAGAAGCGGTTACATTACCGGTGACAAATGCTTCCGGACGATAAACTGCTAACGCCAGACGCTCTTCCGCACGAATGGTGACCATGTTTTTAATAAAGTCATCTTCGTTCTCAGTGGAGAGCAGCACTTCGATATCCATGCGATCGAAGATTTGCGCAGCCATGTTGAAGGCTCCAGTCAGAAAGTTGTTCTGCGCCATAGCCTGAGTTTCCACAACAGGAAGACCCCAGATCCGTGGAACACCACCATTGACCGGCTGCGCAATGATGTAGCGGCCTTCGTTATCTTTGGTTAACTCGATGCCTGCCCAGTCAATAGGGTTCAGTACAAAACCAGACGCCGGATATTCTGCAAGAACAGCCTGCAGAACAGCCAGACGAAGACGGTCGATCGGCGTGGCGTTGGACAGGGTAAGCGCTGGAGCAAATTCTGTTGCCTGCGGCAGAATACCGAGGATATTCGCGCCGGTGCCATCGCCGCTCAGCAACTGCTGCTCCTCTTTAAAGCGAAGACCATACTGAGCACGGCCATCGATATAACTGGCCAGACCGGGCGCATCGTCCAGGATCTGACGGGACGCTTTAAAATAATGCGCAATGGTACGTACCGGCGCACTTTTCAGCTCAAACTTAATGTCTGATTTTGGCTTCAGGACACCTTCCGCCACAGCTGCAGCATTATTGGTAAACCCCGTTTCCTGAACGAATTCAATACCGTTAGATTCGGTATTGCCGGGGATCAGCAGGTTACGGATGGTCAGAGTGCGTTCCGGCAGGGCGATAATGCCCTGAACACGATCGGAGACCACCAGACTGTTGGTTGCGCTCACGCCAGTGCCCGTAGTCGCCGGCACGTTCATAATATCTTTCTGTTCCAGCTTGACGCGGATGCTCTTACGGGCCGAACTGTCCATGCCTTTGAACTCTTCACTTTCGACCACCAGCTCACCGAGCGATTTTCGCTGTGCAGGTGCATCGTTCGGGCGGCGTGCACCTTTTTGCTCCAGCTCAGTGAGACGTTCTTTCAGCTCGTTCATCTGATTAAGGCTTTCGTCCGTTCTTTGTTTCAGTTCCAGCGAAACGGTTTCTCCTGCCTCCATTTTTCTCTTCACGTCTTCGCCGAAGTTTTTGACCTGATCAATCACCATGGTGAGCTGGGAGGAGATTTCGCCAATACTTTGTGGCTGATCGTCAGCCGATTTTTTCTGGTACATATAAATCCCTTAGAGAATTTTTGGGAGAGAAAACTGGCTCAGTTGCTGGCGCATCGCCGCAATAGCCGCTTTGGTTTCGCCGTCTTCGCCCCCGGACTCACTCCGGTCAAGCAGATAGGACAGTCCGCGGGAGGCGACCGCGGCGGACTGACTTTTCGAGAAACCTGCCTCTCGCAGGAACTTCTCAAATTCAGGTAAGGAAGGAAGATCACCGTGTGACAGCTTCGACTTAATGACGTCAATACGCGCATCATCATTGGCCGGCACGGTAACAATGGAGATTTCAACCAGGTCGAGCTTCGTTAAGGTGCGGATCCGGGTTTTCTCATCGTAATTTGACTCACGGACGTAATAGCCAATGGAAAGGCCGGTAATGGCACGGGTTTTCATGCCCCGCCAGGCGGTTTTCGCGTAGGCCGCGTCTTCAAGCCACAGGGCCCCTTCACCAAAAAGCCCATGTTTATCTTCTTTCAGGGTCGAGATGTCCCAGTTCCCGATGGGTTCGCCGGTGCGATGCTGCCAGAGAACCGGGAACGTTCTCCCCTTCGCCCGTGTTTCCTCGATACTTTCGAGGAAAGCACCCGGCGCCACGACTTCGTTGTAGCTATCCACCACATCGAAGACAGAACCGTACCCAGAAAAAAGGCCGTCATCGTTGACGGCCTTAATGTCGAAGTCGAATGCCTTTACTTTCATGGCTGCGTTTTTCCGGTACATTCCGGCGTCTCCTCTGATTTAATGCCAAGCCATTCCCGCAATGCGTTTTTGGCTGATTCACTGTCGCCGGACTTACCAAGCTGATCAATCGGCAGCAGGTTGGATTGAACGGTTAGTTGGTCAGCGCCAGGTTTTGGCTGAAGGTTTTCTTTTTGCCGTGCTTCATTGCGGGTCATCAGACCGTTCTGAGTCATCGTTGAGTAAAAAGCGGCACGGGCGGCGCTGTCGGCACGTAAGAGACCTTCGATGGAAAACTCTGCGAAGTACTTATTTCTTTCTCCCGGAGCCAGGAGGCTTTTACGAATCGCCTGCTCAATACGGGTAAGCCATGGACGAAGTGAAAACGTTAAAAAGCCAATCAGCATCTGTTCGACGCCACTTCCCCACATTGTCTGCCCCTGGGCACTGTGTCCAATCAACCCCGGCCATACTCTGAACCACCGACAAATCTCTTCGATATTGAATGCCCTGGACTGCAGCATCTGGGCGTCTTCCGGGTTGAGGTCAACTGGCTGAAACTTCATTCCCGCTTCAAGAACCATCATTTTCCCGGTATTCATGGATCCAGAAAATTGTTCAACCATGCTTTCACGTACTTCATTGCGCTGCTCTTTTTTCAGGATTTGATCCATTGAGAGAACGCCACTGGGCCGCATACCATTTTTAAAAACTTTTGCGCTGGCTTCATCTGTTGCCATTGCCAGACCAAGTGTCTGTCGGGCATAACTGACAGGTGACAGGCCCATGACACCATTGGTGCTGAACGCACGGATGTGCATGATGTCCCGTTCATTAATGTTTCGGGATGTACCTGAAGGCCAGTCACGGTAGGTATAAATAGGATCTCCGCTGCTACTTAAATCAACCTTCATCCTTTCTGGCCTGAGCGGTACAAGCGAGGTAATACGCTTTCCGGTACGGTCGATTTCCGCGTAAGCATTCCCCCATAAAAGAAGGCTGGCCATGATCATTTCCCAGAACTCCACAGCGGTCATGTCAGCATTCGGCTGATTATGGAGGAGCTCATAAAGCGGGTGATCATTTGCACTCTGGCGACCATCAGCCGTTTTTTCGTAAAAACCTACAGGCAAAGTCGCGATGGTTTCGGATAACAGCCTTACACATGACCACACTGCCGATAACTGCAGGGCTTTATCAACCGTAACGGATTTGCCTGCTGCGGACTGCCCACCAGCATAAGCAGCCCAGAATTCACCGTCTGTAAGTGAGATGGGTACGCCGAGCCACCGGCGAACGGCGCTTTTTATCCGGCCTGGCTTCTTATCTTTATTCATGGTGACTCACACAATGATGGGATTACTGAAAAAGTCGTCGATATCGCCAGAATCATCCTCATAGCCTTCGGAGGCACCGATTGCCATAGCGCCCGCTACAATGCCGTCGATACGCCCGGTACTTTTTTTCTTGGCAAAAATTCGGTTTTCTTTCTGATCAGCCTCCGTCACTGCTGAAGCCGCATTCCAGCGAAGACAAGGGTTCGTCCTGATGATAATGACGCTGTCATCAAGCAACTCTTCAAACAATTCGATGGAGTGAGGCATCCACAGCCCGGAATCTTTCGCTTTGTAATACCCTTGCCCATGAGGGATTAAGGGAACAGAAACAGATGCTTCCTCAAGCTCCGGCTCAAGATATTTAATGCGATACTGGTCGAAGGCGATGGCCTTGATATCAAACTTCTGAGTCAGATCTGCAATGCGCTGGGCAACAAAGCCGTATTTCACTGCTTTGCCAGGTGTGGTGTGGATGTGACCATCTCGCTCCCAGGCGTCATAAGGTACCCGGTCCGTTTTGGCCCGTTCCAGTAACGTATCTTTCGGGGTCCAGAACTCCACCAGCAACTTACGTTGTTTTGGAAAAAACAACGCCAGTGCCGTCAAATCACGCGATCCGGACAGGTCTAAACCACCATAGCATTCCTCACCTTCCAGTTCATCTGGATCAAAGTTCTCCTCACAACCCATCCAGACATCACTGCTCATCCACGGATTAGCCGCGTCAACCCACTGACAGAAGTTAAGACGTCTGACGATGCTCTCTTTCGAAGGCATCCCGCGGGCCTGAGTCACCTGCTCACGAAGATAGCTTTCTTCAAAGGTGTGACCCAGCGAAGGGTTAGCTTTTTTCCAGCAGGACTCATCCTTGAAAGGATCGTCTCCTTCATCCAGAGAACAAATGAAGGCAAAAAAGCTGTCATCTTCTATCGAACCGGCAGAAACCTTTCGGCCGTATTCGTGATAGTCATAGCAGACGCTCGTTTTATCGTGCCCACTGTTGGTGATCATGAAAATCAGCGCCTGCCGACGACCTTTGGTACCGGCACGCATCATTTCAACAACCTGATTGCTTTTATGCTCGTGAACTTCATCAATAAGAGCACAATGCGGTCGCGGGCCGGACTGTCCGTCATCTGAACTGATTGGACGAAAGAAGGAACCAGACTGAAGAAAAGCCAGGTTCCATTCCTTCCCGGCACCACCTGATTTCTGAATACGTGCGGAAAGAGCTGGAGACTGATCGACCATCGCCACCGCATCACGGAAAAGGACCATTGCCTGGTCTTTCTTCGTGGCAGCGGCATAAACTTCAGCGCGTGCTTCTTTATCCGCAGTGAGACAGTAAAGCCCTATACCCGCAGACAGAGGGGATTTACCGGATCCCTTCCCGGACTCCACATAGACCATTCGGAACCGGCGAAAACCTCTGGCGTTTTTCCAGCCAAAAATCGAACCGACGATGAAGCACTGCCATGGCAGCAACACGAAAGGCTCGCCTTCGAAATCACCACCATTGAGCTTCAGAACTTTCGCAAAATAGTCAATCGAGCGTTGCGCCGCCTCAACATCCCAGTGCAGACCACGGGCATGACATGACTGCAGATCGTTAAGGTGGCGCTGGCATGAGTTACGTATGTCAGGACCAGCCAGTTCTTTGCCCGAGGTTACATCCATCGCATATTGGGTTGCAGGATCAACCGAAGAACTTGTCGAGCGTGTCCTCTTCGGGGTCTTCGCCATTCACTTTCACCTTCGTCCTTGCCGCTGGCGTCAGACCGAATTCAACCAGGTAACTTTTAAAACGGCGGTCGGCATCGGCCAACATCGAAACGGCCGGGTTAGCTTTGATAAGAAAACCACCCTCGGTCTGGACGGTATAGGTTCTTCCCTCTACTGCGATGGTGTCGCGCAACTGAAGAATATCAGCGTAAATATCGCATAGCCGTTCAAGGGCTAAGGTGTCGGCAACTGTCAACACCCCCATCCCGTCAAGGAGAACAGTCAACCTTCCCCAGGCAACCTTTCCCCAGTCGGTCAGGTGCGCCGGCGGGCTTGGAATTTCTCGCGCCGGACTCGGTTCTTTATCGTTGAGTTTACGTTTGCCCGGGTTGCCGGAGACCACTTTGAGGTGGGTCGGTTTCGGGCGTCGTCCTGCCATCGGAACCTCCCGGAAAAAAACTTTTCATTTCGCGGTTGTGCACAAAAAGGATGGGCGGCGGTCATTTCGGGTCAGACTTCTGAACTTTTGACCCGCCCCTCCCCTAGGGAATTGACGTCATCTGAACCAGTGAGAATTTGGATCAAGCGGAATACCGTTTTCATCGCAGCCGACAACGGTGCCGCGCTTCTCCATTCGCTGCTTCGTTGAGTCATGGTGCTTCTTACACAGCCCTTGCCAGTTCTTCCGGCTCCAGAAAAGCTTTTGTGCTTTCGCTATTGCCTGACTGTCACCAGAGCTCAGAGCCTCTTTCAGTTTATGCGGGATGATATGGTCAACCACCGTTGCGGCAGTTACTCGTCCCTGTTCGTGACACATTGCGCATAAGGGATGAGCACGCAGAAAGATAAGACGCTCACGATCCCACTTGCTGCCGTAGATGCGGGGCTCTTTGTTCATGCTCTCATCCTGTTACCTAGGTGAGCGCTCTATCCTCACCAGTCCATACAATGTTTGCCGCTTTACTTGATCGTTCTTACCCTAAATCGCCATCGGCTATCCAACACGGCGGTAATTACCTCGCCTTTGACATCATCGGCTGAGTAAACATGCTTTACTTCAACACCGTTAAGATAAACCCTGATGCGTTCACTACTTGGTGTTATGTATTCGCCGGGATCGTCATCCAGAACTTTAAGCCGCATATAACTGGAAATAAAAAAGCCCCGCACAAGCGCTGAGGAATCCCCAGTAATGGGCGGGTGAAAAAAGACAGGCATAGAGTTTTGTGATCTACTGATTGTGCTATCAATTCAATGAGATCACCTCTATGCCTG